AAATATCCTTTATAATCTGCTTATCCGTATCAGACAATTCCTTCAAGGCATCCGCTATGCGCTTAAAGTTTCTTTCCCACTTTAAGCGAACATCGCGCCCGGTATCATTCGAGCCATTCCAAGGTACTATATTTTCAAACTTGGTATCCATCAGCCCAATTCAAGTTCATTATCATTAAAAGACAGCAATAGAGGCTGCCAGCACATGCCATATTCCATAGTATCCAGATTGATAAAATTCAGCATATAATCAGCAAACCTATTGTTCTCTTTATGGCTCTGCTTACGCAGACGTGCATTGTTCACCGTTATGACCCCATCGCTTTTGCGACGCTCATAACTATAACTCATGAAAGAAAAAGAAAAGCTTTTTCCTTCGGAGGACAACTGCCTCATTTCATCTATTGCCTGGAATACATTCATGCTGCAAAATTATCTGTACCGGTACCATAAAAAAAGGACACTACCTACTGACATTGCCCTCCAGGACTTCGAGCCTTTTTATACCATCCCTCACCTTACGGGAGTCAACCACCAATTCTTTTTTTGCGAGAATTTCGAGCAACTCATTGTTGCGAGCCAACAACCTCACTACCTGCGAGCGTTGTTCCGGTGTCAAGCCAGACAAGACGTTACCTTTGTCGGACGACAATGCCATAGAGTAATCACTCGTATCAACATAACCACCGCCATACTTGCCGCTGCGTGTACGAACCTGCTCCAATATCTGCGTCGTATTGAGCATACGGATAGTCCCGTTTTTCTGTGCAATGTCAAATACATCCAAGAACTGGCGCACATGCGGATTGGCCACACCTTCATGGTTGGCCACAAACTCATTCTTATGTACCGGAATAACACCAGCCACATCATCTGGATTGCCGTTCTTGGTATAGCCCTCCACATACTCATCCACATAACCACCGGATTTCAGTCCCTTCGCTTCATCACGCTGCTGCTTGGCAACGGCAATCTGTGTAGCACCACTGGCAATGGCTGCCGCAGCAGCAACGGCTCCCAATGCCGGCCCAACAATGGGGATACCGGCCATAGCCTTGTATGCCTCCATAGCGGCAACCGCAGTACTGGCAGTCACTTGAAGGACAGAGGCGGCAAACTGTTTGTCGGCATACTTCTTTTTAACCTGGTTGATGGCTTCTTCCTTCTCCTCCTCAAGCTTCGTGGTATCTTTACCGGCTTTCTTGGCCGCCTTAATCTCTTTATCATATTTTCGGGTAACTTTGCTGACCTCCGCATCCTGCAAAGCACTTACCACCTGACTGGCAGCAGATGCGGCCTGACCAATGACGTCGAATGCCGCTCTCGCCGTATCTTCCCGTAACTGTTCCTGCTCTTCTGCAATACGGGTCTTCTCTGCCTGGTATTCTTCATATGTTATCAAATCGGCATCATACATCGCTTGAAGAATATCGTTTTTCTGAAAAAACGAGGAAGCGGAATCCATATCCATGAATCCTTGTTCACGGCGGCTGTCCTTTTCCTCTTTTTGAGAGGAAAGCCCCATATCCAGCAGCTTGTCATCGACGGCTGTAGTATCATCTCCATATTGCAACTGCATGACACGTTTCTGCTTCAGGTAATCGCGTTCAGCTTCGAGCAATTTCTTGCGATACTCCTCTTCGGAACGAATATCCCCATCAAGGTAGGCTTGTTTTATCTGCTGCCAGTCTGACTTATATGATGAATCAAGGGCAGCAAAGGCCCCCTGCTTTTCCTTACCTTCAGCTTCATTCTTAGCCTTATCAATACGGGCAGCTTCAGCTATCATCTTGTCATAAATCTGCCCTTGTATATCTGATGTATCCTTGCCATAAGCCTCCAGCAAAGCTTTCCTCTCCAGCAGAAATTTCATTTCAGAATCCTGCAAGGCCTGGTTGTATTCATCTTCGGTGTGCTGCCTATTCAGATATTCTTCCTTCCACAAATTCTGCTCGACCAGCATTGCCTGCTTCAGCTTCTCTTCACGGGCCTTCAGTTCTTTGTCAAGGCCATTTTCATCTACTCCATTGCTGTTTCCTTCTGGCACCGGATTATCTACTTCTTGTTCGGGCAACTTTGCAAGAATCGCTTCCAATTCCTTTTTCTTCACAGCATAGCTGCCATATAATTTTAAGCGTTCTTGCAGTTGATGTTTTAACCCACCGATAACCGCCTTTTCCAAAGACTTGTCATCGCCAATCCATTTCATCTTTTCTGCCTTTTGTTCCTGGAACCATTTACGGTGAATCGCCATCTCTTCAGCCATGCGGTCCTTAAGTTCGCTGATGGCTGCTTCAGTCTCGCTCCGTGTACGTTGCTTCTGGTCATCATCCAGCAAATCCATATTATCGGCTTTGCTTTTTATACCAGCAATACGTCCCATCAGCGTTTCATAGCGCTCCATTTTGGCATTCAAGGCTTCCTGAGCCTCTGTCGCCTCATTTGTCCTGGTTTTGAATATAGCCAGATATGATACGACACCAGCCAATACCGAAGCTACAAGTCCCAACGGATTAGCCTTCAATGTCTTGTTAAACAATGACGCTGCGGCAGTAGCGCCTTTGGTTATAGTGGTCCACAAGCTTTTGGCCATAGTGTCTGCCTTTACGACCAATGTATAGGCAGCAACAGCAGCCGAGGCTGCAACAATGGCCCCCTTGTACTTCCATAAGATGGAAATCATAGTTCCCAATCCCTTCACCGTCAGACTGCCCGTCGTTATCATGTACTTCATCACCGGCTGGAGCTTTTCACCCAGCTCCACCCGTACATCCTTGAAGTGCTTCTTCGCCTTATCCAGCCCCGCCTGAACCGTATTGTTCTGTACATTAAACTCATTAATAATGCTGGTACCGTCGCGATACGCATCATTGGCCAATCTTTGCGCTTTACGAATGTCATCTATCTTGCCGGCCATCGTGCTGATGACACCAGAAGCCCGGACACCATCCAGCCCCATCTCCTTGAACATAGGTGCCAGCTGGTCAAGCCCTCCTTTTTTATTCAATGTATCCAGGAACTGAAGTATCGCCTCGTTCGCATCCTTTTTGATAAGAGAGGTAAAATCCTCCACGCTCTGCCCTGCAATCTTTGCAAACTTGGCTGGCTCCTGGTACATCTTCATCATCAGCGTCTGGAAAGCTGTAGCCGCCATCTCCTGCTGCTGCATGTTCTGGTCAAGTACAGAGGCATATCCCAGAATGTCACCCTGAGAGACTTTCGCCTGATTCGCTGCCCCTGCCACGCGAGCAGTAAATCCTACCAGGTATGCTTCTGCCGCACTGGAGTTCTGTGCCACCTCATTAATGGCGCTACCGGTAGCCAACATCGCCCCACGCAACCCAAGTTTCTGGTCCTCACCGAACATCTGTGCCAACTTGCCGATGTTCTTCACCGCATCATCCCCCAAATCCTCACCCAGTGCCACATTAATCTTATCGGCCGCATCGACAAACTCCAATACATCCTTCTTCCCGGTAATCCCCAAACGACCAGCATCACCGGCCAGAGCATTCAGCTTCTCACGCGCTGTACGGGTATCCATTTCCTTGAACTCTTCATTCAGTCCCTTGACTTCATCCCGGGTCATACCGGTGTACTTGATAACTTGCGCTTCGGCTTCCTCCATCTCCGCATATTCATCCACACATTTGCGGGCAGTCAAGGCCACCCCGGTAAGAGCCCCGACAACTCCTGCCCCCATAGCTGCATACCTATTAACCCCATCAGCCATTTTGGAAAGAGAAAAACGGGTATCACGTGCCTGCACCTCCACCTCTTTCATCCGTTGCCTGGTCAGCAGATAATCAGCCCGTAGCGCTTTCCATTTCTCCGTGCCGGGAGTAGCATTATCCATCTGCCTCTTGAGGGAAGCCGCAGCCTTGCGCAATTCCGAGTAAGACAATGCAGTCTTTCCAGCCTCTATACGTTGAACGGCGAGCGCGGCATTCAGTTTATCCAAATTCTCTTTCTGCTCCTTGTATTCCGCTGAATTCTCCTTCCCTTCTGCCCGCAATTTCGCCATTTCAGCCTTGACAGCATCAATCTGCCGTTTGGTCTCGTCAAACTTCGCTTTCGCCTCCGAATTATCAATCCGGATTGCCATTCTAAAGTCTTGTATGTTAACCGCCATATCTTTACCTATTAATCCAGGACAAAGGTATCTTCAAGCGTCACCTTGAAAAAGGACATGAAAAAGCCCGGCAATCCATCACGGACTACCAGGCCAGCACTTATGAACAAAAAGTGTTATCCGTCAAGCCAACGGCCATTATCCAGCCACACCCCTCCGTCACGCCAACGGCCATCAGCCAATATCCACCGGACATCAGCCTCAGTATCGCTGATACGGATGGGATAGAACGTACCGGTCCAGGCTCCCTTACGACCGAACGCATCCAATGTGAATTCCATCTCCTTGCAGACATATCGCTTGTTGCGTATCTCAAACACTTGGTAAGCAGCATATACATTCGGGTCATGGCTCTGGACCTTCACCGCTTTAGTGTAGTCAATATCATAGTTAGTCTGATACAGCAACCCGTCAAGCACATTCAGGCACAAACTTGCCCCAATACTGTTTGTCCTAACATATTGCCACCAAGACTCATCTCTGGATGTATGGTTTTTCGTATATTCATCTATATAAGGAACCGGATATTTCATAGAGACACCATTGTACACGACACTTAAGCCTTGCAATCCCGTATAGAGTGCCAGGCAGATACCACGTTTTGATTCCGTTTCTTCTCCTCCGCCATTCTGAATTTGCTCTTCAATACTCAGTGCCGGTTCTGTTTTATCCGCATTGCCATTACCGGATAAGGAAGGAAGATAAATCCAAAGAGTAGTGTCCTCTCCCCTTCCTCCACCGCCGTAATAGTTGATTCCAACACTTTGAAAAGCTGTGGGAACCATCTCCAGTTCTACGACATTGGAAACACCTTCGCGTTCAATACCGACAAATCTATCCACCATGACAAACACCGGAGATGAACGCCTTCCATCCTCATCCACCCAGTCACGCAGATACACATACTCCTTGCCATCAGCCTTGTGTGTATAGATAGTATCCGGCTTTTTATGGGATTCGTCATTGAACCATCCCGTAATGCTTCGCATGTCGGTCGGTATATCCTCCGGGATATTCTCTCTCTTCGCTCCTTTTTTAACCGCCTCCGGCAAGACATTCCATCTCCAGAACTCGGAATCCTCCACCTTATATGCTACATTCGAGAAAGCAGAATCTTCAATATCCGGCTCTTCAACCTCCACCTCATACACATCCTCCACATTCCGCACATGTACGGAAGTGCCTCCGGTAAAATAGTTCCCTCTCAGCAACAGCCTGGCCGTACGCTTGCGGTTGTCAACCAGAAATACAGCATTGAACAACCGCTCCACTTGCTCGAGGAAATCCTTCACGCTCCAGCCCGGCAACATCTTGTTCCACAATACCGTCGGTACCGTATGACAGATATACACATCCTTATATACCGTATTCTCCAATTGGTTCTCCGTCAACCCATATCCGAGTGCCCTCATCAGCTCCTTGATGTAAGCGCACAAATAAGGCTGCGGTGTCACATCGAACATATCATCCGTACCCAAATTCCGGTTATCTGCACCTGCCTCTGCCTTGACACACCACTGGTTGTGTATATTGCCAGTATCCTGGTCAAGTACCGGCGCCAGACAATACTCCACTTCCGGATAGGTTTTCTCAATATGGGGAAACATATCCGTCGTCAGTACATCCGTCCGCTTCATTTCCAGAGTTCCAATCAGCAAGTCACCGCCGACAAAATAATTCAGTTCGGAATTGCCGCTCGCAATCTGGAGCGATACCGTATCATCGGTCCAACCGGTAATAATCTCCGTACCGTTGCAATACACCCTATTGTCAGCTACCAATATGGCAGCGCGTTTGGTTTTCACCTCCTGCACGCTGTTCAACCGGTTCAAATGCGCATACAGTTCCGCATTGGTAGCATTAGTAAGCTGCAATGTTATCTCGTAGGTATATTCTCCATTCTTGGTAATCAACGGATTCTCACGTTTCACCTGAATGGAAAAATCCTTCGGAAGTACGGCTTGCACACCGTCAATAAACAATTCAGTCATAATCAACCAAGTTAAGTCCTATACTCATTCCGTTCCAGCCGCCGAACACATCGTACTCCCACTCCACTGTCATACTCTCTGCCCCCTCTACTTCTCCACAAAAGGAATCCATCTCCCGGAGTTTGGTTTTAAGCAGTTGCATGACCTGCTGGATGCGTGCATAATGCAGCAATTCCTCTTCGTCGGTCTCCTGACCCGACGGAACCTTCTCAATCAGGAACAACAACAAGCTATTCCGTTCCCGATAATTATCCTCATTGCCCTGCGACACTGCATCCGGGTAGTTGGCACACAGCATCAACCCCGTACAGTCTCTCAATTTCTTGACAAGATGCTTTTCGCTGACGGCAATCACTGTCCCGTCAATCTTTGTCCGGCTGACCTTATTGACGCGCTCTTTCAGTTCTATCAGCATCTCCCTATATCTCTGTATATTTATCATAGCCCTATCAAATTATTCTGTTCAGGATTCGCCATGGTGAAGCTGAACTCCACCGCCTTCAAGACGCTACGCCTGAAGGAGCGTTCAAACTTCTGTTTCGTAATCACAATAGGCAGCCATTCGCCATCCACAAGAATCTCCACCTCTTGTGCGTTCAGCATGTTGTGCCATAATTTATAATCACTCTGCAACATGATGCTGCCGGAGTTGACCGTGTATTCATCAGTAACCTTGACACCGAACTTGCGTTGTACCCCGTACATGGCTGCTGCATCACTCTCATTATTTCCGGTCAGTTTCAGTTCACCGGTAGCCGTTAAAGTCTCAGGCATGTCATACACATTCTTGAAACGGAAACACCATACATCCACATACCTTGTACCATCAACGTAAAACTGCATGGAGCCTCCGAGCATGGCCACCGTATAACTGGCTATGTCCGATTTGGAAAATCCGGGAAGCACAGTATCCGGACTCACATCCACCGTGAAAGGCTCCAAAGAAGATACCGGGAATGACTTGCTCTCCTGGCTGCCGTCATTGAAAAAGGCTGTTATGTCATATCCTCCATTCTGCGGATAACCGCTCACATACTCTTTGGCCCCCATACGTGTCACCTTGGCAGCCACCTCACTCAGTATTCCCGGAGAAGCGGCATCCTTCCGGGTCTGCATCCGGCTGAACATCACGTAGCTCTGCGCGTCTTCTGTCTCGTTGATAAGGAAGGTGAACGTCCCCGAAGCGGTGCTCTGCGGTGCATAGTCCAGACACCACACGCCCCACAATGCCAATTCGCAGAACTTGCCCAGCCCTCGGATTCGCACCTGGTTGTCGGCATCCGGTACATATTCTTCATCAAGTATCTTTTTACCGCCATATTTTATGGCAAAGGCTATGGTCACATCCGTGTCAATGATGTAGTCCTGCATGGTGGCGCAGAACTCCCGCGCCCTGGGTCTCTGTATTACATTCATAAACGACAATATTTGTTTCTACGGTCATTTTTCGGCAGCAGCTCGTAATCGATCATACTACCGTCACGCGCCCGCTTCATCTCATCTATCCAAGTGGCAGCATCGTCTGCCATCCATCCGGCCACACGCTCCACATCATCGAGCGATGCCGGTTCACTTGCATTCATACCGCTTTCCACCACAAACCTGCGGATCACTCCCCCCGGTATCGCTCCCAGAGACAAGCGACGAAGCGCCATACTCATGGCCAGTAACGCCACCGCCTTGCATGCTGCGAAATGCGCGTCCGTCTCCGGTACCGAGCTTTCTGCAAGCAGTGCCTCCCAACCGGCACCGTATGCCCGCTTCACCGTCAACTGCTGGGCTTCTCTGATGAAAGGCAGAAGCAGTAGGAACATACGCTCACTCTTATTTATCGGGAAATAGGTATCGAAAGAACCCCCATTACGGATTATCAACATCTGAGCAGACTTATACATGTCGCTATCCGTCCACTCTTTCAGTTCCTTGTCATTCAGATAACGAATCAGCACATCTACCGCCTTGTAGTATTCTTCGAGATGTAGCGCGTCATCACGGTCCAACTGCCACTCCCAGGGTAGTTTTTCGCTGCCATCGGTAGCCACCTTGAACTTGCGCCCGTCATCCTCATGGCTGAGGTCATTCTTCTGATACAGCCGCAATGTGGCCAACAGCGCAATCGGCCGTTGCACCTTGCGTACAATCCCGGTATCAGTACCCTCTTTCTCCGGATTGAGATAATAGTTCTCTGCCAGTTCTATCACCTTGCTACCGACCAACTGCGCCAGTTCTTCAGTAGCCAGCTCTATCTCACCGATAACCTTGGTGAAATCATTGTTAGCGTAATAGTTGGCGGTCAACTCACGCAACTCCTTGGCACCTTGGCCGTCTTTGTTGAATATCATAACATCATTTTTTTAGATTCCTCATCAGTTCGTCTGCCCGCTGCCTGTCATCGAGCAACTTCATCATCACACGCAGCAGCAGCGTATCATCGGTAGCCCTCGCATTGCCGAACACTCCGCTTTCGGCCACAGAAAAGAGTATCGAGTTCATGCCCAGGCTCTGCACATCATTCTGCCGGGCATCCTTGTCCCTTCCACGGGAAAATACCGGTCCGAAGCACAGTTCCAGTCCGTCAATGATGAAAGTTCCGGAAAACAAGTATTCACAGAAGTAGGAGAACCAAGCATAAATCCCCCATCTCATCCACACCGGCATGTGCTCCACAAGCCCCATGTATCTGCCCATATATTGTTCACGAAAGGGTTCACGCTCTACACAGCCTTTTTTCTCCACCGGAGGACGATAGAGGATGGCACACAATGCCTGCAAGTCTACCGGCTCATGTCCGGCATTATACCTATTGACCGCAGCCACCGCATGACGGAACTCACCAAAAGCCAAATCCGCCCCATGGCTCATCGGACCGCGCAGATAGCGCCATTCCGGTATCAGATTCACGGTCGAGTCATACGCCAGTACCACATCGTCTCCCTCCATTCTCCACATCCATGCCAATGTCTCTGCCAGATGGTCTACCAGCAGCATATCCTGCACCTTTGAACGGAAGACATATCCCCTATTCTTCAGTACATACGCACACCACTCGCGCTTCACGTCCAGCAAGCTGATGCCCGGTTTCGTCATCAGCTTCTCCCGGTTCTTCAGCAGGTGCAGCCACTCCAACGGCTTCACCTCCTCCCAGCAGTCCGGGAATTCAATATCCTTCTGTCTCATATCTATACTTGTTTTGCCGCTCTGTCCGGCATCGATACATTCTCTTCCTTGTTGATAACCTTCCGGTAAATACCGAGGAAAATCCCCTTCTTATGCGGGAAATTAATACGGATGGCATCATTGATTGCCTCCAGTACAATATCCTCGGGAATCTGCGTGTCAGCCCCGTAGAATATCTTCAATGCATAGAGCATCTGGCTGCCGCTGTCACTCTTGCCGTCAATGATGATGTTGGCCAATGCCGGAGAAAGTCCGAAACCGCTGGTAGTGGAACTGTCCGCTATGCGTGAAATCTTCGCCTGCGCCTCGATGTACTTGTCGATGTTCATCTCGATAGGCTCTATCTTCCAGCTCTGAGCATTACCGTCGGCATCCACGAAGTCGACACAGCTGAAGAACTTGCCGGCATTCTTCTTGCCAGCCATCACATTGGCAATAGTTTCGGTCAGTTCATCCTTCAGCCGCTCCATTTCCTTCTGAATCTTCGTCTCATCCCAATCCTCGTGCATGACCATAATCAGCTCATGTTTCTGGTTCCAGTATTCCTGCGGAGAATGCACCACATACGCGGCTGCAATCATGTTCTCATTCAGGTGCTTGATGATTTCCGGAAGGTTGTTCGCGTTCTCCAGCCAGGGAACCGACCCATAGAAGCAGGAAATCGCATACATACTGCGGCCAAAACTCCGCATGCAATGGTATTTAATGGCAGTTTCGTGCCGGGTCGGATTCCATTTGTCAAAAGCCGGGTACTTGCGGAACGTGCGGCTCTTGAAGGAATCAAAATCACCGGTAAGGTATTCCGTGACATCCTCAAGCCTACGGCTGTCATTCTCCGGCCACACCAGACGGCTTTCTTCGCTGTGCAGTGACTCCAATCGCTGCACCCATGGGCGGCCGATACGCACTCCCTTGCCCATATAATACTTGGTGAAATGCCCGTTCATGTGCGTGTATTCAACCAAGTTGTCACGTATATACCCTTTGTAGTCCCAGCTATCCAGCCATTCCTGAATCTCGGCATCCTCCATCCATTCCTGGATGCGTTCGTTATTCTCAATCTTCACCCGGTAAAGCATCGGCCCCTGCCCATACAGCAACCCCACCTTACGGTCCAGAATACCGGGACCCAGGTTGTTCTTCTCCAGCAAGTTACGGATGGCATTCGGCATATTGTTGTCCGGGCCCCATGGAACCACACGTACACCGGCCACCGATACCGGGTCACCGTCCCAGTCCTGCGAGCCAGCATTAAAGAACTGACTCATGCTCTGGCTCCAGTTCATGTTAATAGCATATTGCCCGGCAGCCGTATCCACAAAACTGAAACTGCCTATCTTCTTTATCTCACTCATAACTATCTATTGATATAAATTCTCGTTGTATTAATGAACAGCGAACCGCAATAATCCACCACTATCTGCTGAAGTTCCGGTATATGCTGTTCAATCACGGGATTAAACCAAGGTTTCGGCTCCCGGTTCCAATCCTTGTTGCTTTTCTTGGTGATTACCCGTGTACCGCCCTCCATATTATATCCACGGCCTACACCCAGATGAACATAAAGCCCATCGGCATTGAATCCGAAGCCGATGCTCGTAATCTCCTCGCCTTTAGCCGGCACCTTGCCCCAATGCCGGTAATTCTGCCTAATGGATGCCGAAAGCTTTTTATCTTCATCAATCCATTTCGATACGCTCGCCTGCAACGCCTCGTTCACTTTCTTTCCCCAGGTGCGTATCCGACCGTTGAATGCCGCAACCGCTTTCGCATCCTGCTGCCGCTCGAACTGCTGCGTAATGCCAGTATCACCCTCTATCGTGATGTCCAGCGGAAACCTATCAGCCAGCCGGTTCTTCTTGCTCCACCAGCTGCTGCGGTTATTATTTTGCGATAATCGTTCTGCATGTGCTCCCATGCTGCAAAAGTACCCCAGACCACTTATCCAAAAAAGGACACAAAAAAAGAGGTCTCCCGAAGGAAACCTCTCCAACTTCATCACAAAGATGCTGTCAAACAATAACAATGAAATGAAGCTATATCAAAGCACCGATACGCTTGCAAGTTCATCCGCAAAACTATGCAGCGCCTTCTCTATGCGTTGTTTTTGTTGAATGCGCGGTTTTGAACGCCCGTGCATATATGCCCATAGTTGCTTTTGATGGATACCGGTCAGTCTCTCCAATCCGGCAAGCGACAACAGACTGCCGTAGTGAAGCAATAGGCTCTGTATGTCATAATGCCATATCAATGTATATTCCCCTTTTATTTGTTCCGGCCAACGTTCTTCAGGGAGATTTTTTTTAATCAAAGCAATGGCGACTTCCACATCCTTCTTGCACTCTTCTACGGTATCTCCAGCCGCATAGATGCCCTCACAATTTTCTGAATAAGCCCCAAAACTATCAGGACTTGCACAAATGTTCATAATAATCTTTTCCATGATTCAATGATTCTATTTGGATTAAAAGGGATGGGGATTATACCCCCATCGCCCTTGCTATTTTTCTTCTTAACGGTTCGGGAAACTCTTTGGCTCCGTGATAGGGAACCGGCTCCGAAAGCTTCCCATTCTTTGTGTAGAAGTAATGACTACCTTCTGCGTGACTGAACTTCCAGCCTGCCGCAATGATTTTCCGATGAAACTCTGAATACTTCATTTCTGACTTATATTATTGTTTGACTCTGCAAATATAGAAATATTTCTATTAATCGCAAAGAAATAGCAGAAATATTTCTATTAATATATAAAAAAACCGGCTATCCATCACAGACCACCGGCTTCTCAAATGTACAAAAAAATGTTTCTTAGAAAATATCCTCTACGGCAAAGTTATCCAGACCGCCATCCTCATGTGTCAGATTCTTGCCATCGGCATCTGTATTCGAACATATATGGCGCACGATGTAATCCTCTTCGCTCATGCCTCCAGTCAGAACCGATAAGGCATCCTCTCGAGAATAATATATCAAAGCCTTGACACTATAATGAATATATTTTTTCCCACACGGAAACAACACACAGATATCATCATCCGAAGGTTCTATACCCAATTCAGACCGTATTTCTTCAATCTGTTGGAACAATGGTTTCAACCCTGCTGATACCGGGACCTCAAGCTGATATTCCATCCGGTATATATTCTTGCTATTCTTTGCAGCTTCATTCATCTCACGTCTCCTTTCTGTACCAATGCATAATACTTGCCTCCCTTTATGACTTCCATGCCCAGCCTAGGGTTGCACTCATATATCCCCATAAGCCTACCCTTAAGAAGCCCTTTTTCATAAGTAAGCTGCTGGATTTCTTTGTAATATCGCGCATTTTCGCTTTCCAGGAATGCGATGTATTCGTCTTTAGTCATACCTCACCCCCTTTCCGGCACTTCTTTGCCTTATAAACGCACAATGCAGACACCACAAACAACGGTGGGAAAACAAGCCCGATACAAATAGAGAGGATGGCACCGAAATACCAACGGTCAGAAGAACTGTTAAGCTCACAATCAGGAGCCATGCTACGATAGTAGCGACGCTGAATGTTATTGACTTGCTCGGTAAGAGCGTTAACGGATTCGCCCACAGATGTGCGTGGAGCAGGTACGGACTGCGTACCAATAGTTAGTTCTTTCATTTTGGAATGCAATTAAAATGAAACAATATGTTATTAAAGACGGGAAAGGGAACCTTATCCAAAAAATCGGAAAAACTTATAAACAAAGAAAGTTCCGCTTTCCCGTTGCATTCCACCTTGAATAGGCAGTGGGCGCATTAACGCTCCACACGGGGGTCGGAACTTATAGTTGATCCATAGGCATAAAAAATGCCAACGGCAAAAGTTGGCGAACAATCTCCGCCTATTCAAAATGGAATGCACTGCAAATATGGGGATAATATTTGAAAGTGCAAAAAGAAAAGCGGAGTTTTTTGCTCCGCTATCCAATTATTAATTATAGACATCATCCCTTATCACACGTGAACGTTTTTTCTTACTTTTAACATTCTCCTTCTGTTCAAAAAGCTCTTCCTGTACTTCCTCAGACTTTTGTTTTTCAAAGAAAGTCTGTTTGGTATTAAAATCTTCATTAATAGCTTCATCTTGCGTTATCTCTTTGCTCAAAAGCCAGTGATATACATTCTGATTATTGGTCGTAACAACATAAGCCTGTTCAAACTCCCAACCACGCTTACCCATATAATTCATGGCATCCACCATAGAATTAAATTTAATCGCTTTTCCATTACCATCAACCAAATACTGTTTAGAAGCGCCACTCCAAAAACTTGTCTCTTGCCCAAAATCAACAGTGACGGTAACTTTATTGCTCAACAATTTTCCAGTACCAAGTAATTCACAGAAAACTTTGTAGGATTCTTGCGCTATTGCACTCATACTGATAAACATCAGCACCAAAAACAAACATTTCTTCATACATTTAGATATTTAATTAATAGCAACTACCGTTGTCTTCCTGTTCCACGACAATTAAAACAGCGTCCGCTTCCATTACATGACGGGCAAGTATCATCATGGCCGGAATAAGAATTGAATTTATAACCTTTTCCATTACAGCTACTGCAATTTCCCGTACCATGACAATATTTGCAACGGGTATCCTGGTGACTTGGAGTAGTAGTTCCACCACTTGTTCCATTATGTATTCCTCCATTTGGAACAACTACGTTTGAACCACCTCCACTATTTCCGAACATTTGGCTCCATAACCCCTCATATTCTTGTTGGCTTATCCGAACATTATATACATAATTGTTATTAATAACAAGTTTGTTATAGTCGGATGACAAAGAAATTCTATTAGAGTTCTTCGATTTAATAATCCGTCCTGTATAGGTAATCATCGGAATAGGCCCATAAGGACTGGCCTTAGATTGTGTCTCTGCAGTATATTGGAAACCATAAAATTCCAAAGCATTGCTACTATTACTTCCCCACCAATAATATTGGAGAGAATTTCCTGTAGAAATCAGGCAAACCGGTTCATTTTGATTATCATAGTAGAATTGTGCTTTAACAAGACCGGAGTGTTGACTGTTAGTATAATAAAAAGTTTGTTTATCTGGGAATTTTTTAACTGCTGCATGTGAATTATTGTCTGATTTATTATCTACTCCTGTACCTTCGAAACTTACAAACTCACTATTGGCTAAAAATTTTCTAGAACTAAGGTCTTGGATAAATGCCCGGCAATAATAATTCCGCTTTCCCGGATATAAATGCAGTTCGTCAATTGGTATAAAAAGGTCCAAGTCATCATAAATAGTGTTATCATAATTGGGACAAATGTCTATACTTGTACATACATTGCCACCATTTGTACAATATTTGCCATTTTTATCCTTTACTCCCGTCCCTTTCGGACTATCAAAGTAAGCGATAACTCTTCCGTTACGTCCTTTCATATTCTGGATGTCAAATGTAAGATGTACTTTCATCCCCGAAACTCCGTTTTGAGTAACATCGAATTCTAACCAGATTTTTCTAACCGAAGCTGTTTGGGCTTTTAATGCCAATATGCATAATAGACTTATGCACAGAAACGTTATTCTTTTCATAATAAAAACATAATTATTTTTCACTTCACAATCATCATTGACAGATGGAGTTTTTTGCTCAAATAAATGGAAGCGAAAAAAATAGAGCTTACCATTCACGACGGGCATGCCGCTACTAAGTAAACTCTATCGAATCGCGATCTAAAATATTTTGTTACAACATAACCCGTATGCCCCCGTTTTACATTGTACTATCTTATCATAACTACTTTGCGAATATGGGAATAATATTTGTAACGACAAAAATGAAACGGAGTTTTTTGCTCCGCTTCCGAAATCTATCAAAACCTCCTTCATGCTTTGTAACGAACAAAAAAGGCTTTCACATCACATGGAAGCCTTCGAAAATCACATTGTATAATACGCTGTCAAACAATAACTACACAACGGATAAAAACTCTTTTCCAATACGGTGAATACCATCTTTTTATATCGTTTTAATCCCCTCCGTGGTTGAAGGAACGGTAACACGACCAGTCATTCCGCTTTTCGGGCCCCATTCCGTTTGCGAGCGTGCGAGCAAACGGAATGGGTGCGCCCTGCACCCCTCCGTCAAATCAGCCCCTCATCGCCAAAACTGTAATATTCACCATTCGTTATAATCACGTGGTCTATCATTGTGATATTGAATAACCCTGCCGCCTTTTTAAGTTGCTCCGTCAGCCTCTTGTCTTCATTGCTCGGTCGGCTGTTGCCACTCGGATGGTTATGCACCGCTGCGAACTGCACTGCCCCCGTATCAATCAGCACGCGCATAATCAGCCTTATATCCGCTGAAGTCTGGTCAATGCCGCCTACCGATATGCGTACTTTCTTGATAAGCCGTCCGGCTTGGTTTATCGACACGACCCAAAATTCCTCATTCGGCAAATCTCCTATCAATGGCTCCATCAGTTCGTATACGTCTTTGCTCATCCTTATTTGCCTACGTTCCACCTGCTGCGACAGTTGTCTCTTGTACATCTCCACGGCTGCCACGGCTACCCTCCTGCGTCCAGGAGTCAAAGAGGAAAACAATTTTTCAAGGTCTATCACTTCGTTGCTGCGTTCGATGTCCGAAACAATCTGTCTGTTGTTGCTGATTTCGTAAATCAGTTCGCTGTCGCTCATGTAGCGGCAATCGTTATCAAAAAGAGTATTCATAATTGTATGGATTAAATTGTTATAAAAGAATTGTCTTGCCTAAGAAATAGCCTCCCAAAACCTCTGCCCCAAGCGTTTCAAGTGCACACGCAAACCGTGCGTAACTATGCCCCTGCGTCAGTATATCATCGAATACAAGGCATTTCTTACCCTTGAAAAAACGCTTGTCAAACTTGATGACCTCCACCGTCTGCACCGTCTTGGCCGCTTTCGTCTCATGGATGGCAAGCCGTCCACCCTCAATGGTAATTGCTTTGTACGCATTCCTGCACCCCGTCAGCCGTGCCACCTCTTCGGCAAAAGCCTTGTATCTGATTTCGTTCTTCTCTCCGCTACTGGCTGGTATGCAGACCAACGTCACGTTGCAAACTTCTGCACCGAACTGCTCACGCATCTTCTTTGCTACAAGTTCTGCCACAGACGCACTGCGCTTCCCGTCCTTAAAATCCCATATCATCCTGCGGATAGACCACTCCCGTTTGTTAGCCTCGTACTTGGTAGGCAAGTAGTCAAAGAAGTTAAACATGAATTTAGACCATTGATTTTTCCATGCTTCGGGAATGTTTCTTTTTGCTGCCATAACTGTAAGTTTTTAAATTTTTATTCTGGATTTCTGGAGTCGTCGGGTGGAGCCTTTTTTAATTTTCTCCGTTTCCCGGAACGACTTTTTTTTTATTCCGGCGTGTCTGTATGACGTGCGGTATGGTTGCCTTTTGATGCCGCAATAATTGAGGTGCCGAGGATGACATTCCGCAAGGTTCCGACTAAAACCGAAGGCTTGAATACTACCCGTAGGGCTGGAGATTTTTTAGCGGACAACGCCCGACCTTGCTTGTCAGACCGGTGCCCTACATTTGCGGACTCAAAAGACTACCTGACCGCATACAGAGATGCAGGAAATGAAAAGGAGTTGCGGAAAAGAAACGGAGGCACGCCAAGCGGAACGCTTACCGCTCTGCCCTTCCAGATGGAGGGGCGTTTCATAAAAACAGACAGAAAGCACCGCTTTCTACCGCTAAGACGCGAAAAATCCCGTTATGCAAGTTTGACATAGGATATACCGCCACCGGCACCTAAACCAGACTTGTATAACGGGATTTTTCGCGCGCCCACCCCGTATCGGGGTGACTTCTTCTCCCAATGGGGCGTTTTTGGATACAGAAACACCCTAATCAAAAATCCACCTCCTTGAAAACCAAAAAGAAAACCCATCCCTGCAACTTCTGTTGTAGGGATGAGCCAGCTTGCTACCCGAGCCGCGCCGTCGGTGATTTGCGGTCGCAAGCGCCCTTTCAGATTCGGAAATATGACAAAACCTTTACAATTTGTACCCGATGCTCCCAATCCCACCCGCTTCGGCCTCTCCCATAAACGAAAGGCCCTGCCATCCTCACGGACAACAGAGCCAAAGCAAACAGAAAAGAAATGTCACACCGAAGCGGCACCGGACACATTGCGGCCCATCCTCCAGATGCGGATAATCTCTTTGCGCAGGATGAAATACTTCAAGGCATCGGTCAGGTTAGTGGATTCTTTAGGCAATCTATGTGCAGGCAGCTTATCTCCAGTCTTCTGTTTGACTATCACACTGGAGCTGTCCGGCCGGGTAGCCACCTTGGTTTCTGTCACCTCCATTTCCGACTTGAGATTCGGGCAGTTGTGCTGGTCAATCAACAGTGTAAACAACGTGCGCTCCAAGTTACCGCTGAGCAAGTCCATGAAGAACCGGTATTCCAGATTGCTACCGATGTTGCCCTGCCCCAAGCTCATCAGCTGTACCTGCCATCCAGTACGCCTGCCCTCCGCATCCGTCTCGATGTTCTTCTTTATCTGTGTGGCCATATCCGCACCCACCCCCTTGTAGTTGTTCATGGAGCGGTCATAATAAAGCTTCAGTATCTTGCGCTTGTGCGGCTTGAAATAATAGAGGAACTTATCGGCCAGCTCACGCACGGAGTTAGGCGGCAATGTATAGAGTTCTTTGAGTACACGCATCACACGCCCACTACGTTGCCCGAACACCATGGAAAGCATATTGCCGGAATCCATGCCTGCCTCCAACGGTTTATTCTTATCCAGGTACCGGAGCACCGTACAGTCCTGCTCCCACCCGAACGGGTGCTGCTCTATCACTTCATTCAGGAATCCGTCCGCATAGAAGTGCTTCATCGAGAGGTTACAATAGAACATCTGGCTTGCCTCCAGCTTGGGGATAATGGAAAGGATGTTGCAAAGAATACCTTCCAGTCCTTCAGCGAATTCATCGCTGAACCAGTCTTCACCCAGTACATCCACGTTGACATAGGAGGAAGAGATGAAGAAGAAAGATACGCCCCGGCGTGTCTTAATCCAGCGCTCCTCCCAGCGCTTCATGTTCTTGCCTGCAAGCACCATGGAACGTTCTGCTGTATCAAGCTTGGCCTGCAATGAACGGTCTTTCCGGAAAGCTTCTTTCAGTTCCTTGTACCGCTGCATAGCCGCCACATACTCTTTTTTCGTCTCGTTATAGACAAAGCCGGCCTGCAACATGAGAAGGATTTTCCGCTTGTCATTCTGCTTGGCCAGCTTGAGAATCCAGTCGTATTCACCCAGGTGGTTCGGATTCGGCATATCCGTCGTCAGTGTACGGCTGCGGTACCATACGCTATCGCCATATTTGAGCCGGAACCCACGCACGGCCTTCAGCAAGTTCGTGAACTTCTCTTCCGGGAAATACTTCACTTCATCACCGAACACCCCCACATAGGAACGGCCGGCACCGATGGCCGGACGGTCCAAAGAGATAAAGGTGAAGTTGAAACCGGTGTAGAACACCATGGTATTGCGCCAGTCGGAACATACGTTGTACATGCGGTCACGCCACTCTTTCGGCGGTTCTTGGTTCATAACATAATGGATGCCCTGCTCCCACCCCAGCTTTGACAATCCGTCCACCAGCGAGGGAACCACATTCTTATGCAAATCGGAATACGTATCGGCCACCCATGCGAACGGTGCACCCGGACAGTCCTGCGCCACCTCCTGCACCCGTTCAGCCAGCACCTGCACCGTCTTGGCCGATGCACGTCCTGCAATCCAATAGAGCGACCACGGCATCATCACGGCAATGAGCTGCGCCATCCAGTTGGAATAGCGCACCTCCACATCATCCGATATCTTTAGTTTTTTCTTCCTGGTCATCGAGCATCTCTTCTATATCAACATCAATTATATTGGCATCTCTCTTGAGACGAGTCTTCTCCCGTGCAGGAATATCCTGCATACCGTCAATCTGTGCCGCGAGCAGGTTGCGGTTGGCAGAAGGCAATCCCACCGCATTCGGGTCGAGGTCATAGACCTTGATCGGTTTCTCATCCATCTCCTTCGGCTTTATCGGGTCGGGCTTATCCAACTGCTTGATTCTTGCCGCTTGCACCGTGAGATTACCATACACCTCCATATCCTTGGCGCTGGTTGCATTCTGAAGTACCACCTGGGCCGCTTTCATCAGATTGTCATACATCATGTTGCGGTGTGCATCATTCTCGATGGTATCACAAAGGTAGAACAGATTGATAGCCTCACTATACATCTGCCGGGCACGCATCCGTTCCACATTGAACGGTTCGTGCATCAAGAAGGCGACGGCATTATCCTTGCCATATTTACGGTTAATGCCTACCAGTGCATAAAGCACGTTGTAGTAGTCCAGTTCCTCGTCCGTCAACTCCATGGTGCAGCCGGAGGCAAGGTAATCCTGCAAGGTCTCAAAGTAAGATTTATCGAACATCAGCCTATATCGTCATAAAATATTTTGTTAATGGAATTGCGGTACCCGGTCGCCTGACGGAACTTGTCGAACCGTTGTGCCTGGGTCACATTGTCACCGGTCTCCGCACTGGCGGCCATGGCCAGCCCCTCTTTGGCCCGTTGAAGCAGTTGCCCACGTTCATAATGGTACTTCAACGGTGAGCCTACCAAATTGAAGTACCAGAGGAAATCATTCTCCGGTACATGGTAATACATGGCAATCTGCCGCGGCTCATAGCCTATACCTGCCAACCGTTCAAACTCGTCCAGGTCAATACGGTCATACCACACCGGACTGTCACGCCACTTAACCAATTCGTCCGCTACGAAACTCATACACTTCTTTGTTTTTAAGGAATACGTATTGTTCTTCCATCGCATTCTCGCCATAATTGCCGGAGCCTTCGACCACAAAGAAACCTGCCGATGTGTCCAGGCAGGTAATCTTTTTGTGGCTCCATGCAAATGAAAGCTCTATCTCTCCATCCTGATGGAGCTGCATCAACCTCTCGTATATCTTCGGCATACGAAACTTGATGGTCTCCGATATATGCAGATGAATACTGCCAATCAACCCTTTTTCACGCCAACGGAGCAACGCGTTGATGATACGCTCGTTGGTGGAATAGGTCGCTATATACAAGTGCCTCACCTGCCCGGCATTCTTAATCAGATAAACAATGAAAGTGAATGCCGTAAAGCTTTTCTTTGTCTCAATGAAAAACGCCTCATTCTCCCGTGGAAGCCGCCCACACAACTCTTTCAAACTGTTCAGCTTGAATGTCAACATGGTTTCAAACCGACGGGAGAAGAGGCGGGCATCAGACATTTCCCTACGCAATTCTTCAAGATTGAAGTAATAGCTCATTCCAATAATCTGTTAATGTCGGCCAGTTCCTTCTCATATCCTGCCAACCGTTCGCGACGGACAACATCCAAATGCGGCTTGTCACCCTTGGCCAACTCAGACTTGACCCGCCAGATATTGTTCTGGATCTGCTGTTGGCGGCGAACCAGTTCCTTAACCGGAAGATGGAGCAACTCACTGCGTCGACGGAACTCCGCAAAAGCCGGATGCTTGCCCAAAAGTGTGTGATGCTCCTTGTAATAGTTCAGCTCCTGCCATATCATACGGTTATCCATGTAGCTGTCAATCACCTGGCGGCTGACATCGGCACACTCCTGCAGGGAGGTACAATCCCTCAGCCTGGCATGTAACCGCACATAGGCATGGTATTTGCTGAACTTGCGGGAAGCGAGTGCCTCCAACTCCATCGGACAATCGGGGGCATTGAGAAACGGAAACTCATCACGGAAAGACTCGGGTCCTTTCCGTGATGACGGTTCCGGCAATGCCCTTCAGCCCTCAAAGTCCGACGGTTCCGGAAACACCCCTTCCAAAAACTTTTCCAACCATGGTGAATACCCTGATACCGCATTGTTCATAAACATCTTGCGGGATAAGAGGTCGAGTACCTTCTTCTCATCCGGCTTTTGTGAAACCACCGGAAGCAACACCTGGTCTGTCGGCCAGTTGAGATATACGGGTTGTGTCGGATAAGGAAGAGAATTATAATAGACGGAAGTAAACAGATAGCCCCCCTCCTCCAGTTCAGGGAATCGCTCGAACATGGCGGCCAGACATCCCTTATCCAACAACATGGGTGTGTGCGTACCATAATTCAGGCAAGGCAATTGACTCTTTTCCAGCAGTTCCTTCGTCCGCTTCATATTCTCGGCATAAAGCCCTTTGAATCTAAGCGGAACGAGCATTCCATTGACTTTGGGCAGCGCCACATGAGCCAGGTCGATAGGATTCATCACATAGATGTCATCGTTGGTCCAGATGAAACGTCCGGTCACTTCGGGCGATTCCATAGCCACTTTCAGCTTGGCCAGCGTATCAACCTGTGCATTGTCAGAGACGCGATTGTGCTCAATGAAGGTAATCTCTTCGCTGAACCAATCTTCACGGTCACCGATTACCACCACATTGATGCCGAAGCGTACATTCTTCTGCCAGGAACGCAGTGCAAAAAGCAGTTCCTTGCCTTGTGCAAACTCCTTGCAATAAGGAATAACCACTGTCACATGGTCTTGAACCGACCGCGCCGGCGCCGGTTCCTCCACCGCATCCACCGCCTTATCGACGGCCTGCACATCCTTTTGTTCCACACTCTCTTCTACCGGTTTCAGTTCTACGGCCACATCCTCGGTCTTAGCTGTTTTCTTTTTTGTTGCCATAATTTAAAGTTTTTAATACGATACAAAAATATCGTCTCCACATAGTTCGTAAAAGGACACAAAGAGAGGCGAATGCACTGCAAACGCCTCTCTCCAATAACCAACCTTTAAAACAGAAATGAATCAAACTCCTGAACCACCGGAAGAAGACGACGCTTCACCCAATCCCAAAACGGCATTGATTTCTTCGTTGTCCGTAGCCGGTACAAGGCTCTTGGCGATGTGACCGATAGTACCTCCGCGTAAGGAACTTGCCAAATTGATAGTATTCTTGTCACCCTCCTTGTTATCCTGGGAATCGGCCTTGGTCATCTTCAGCGGAGTGCACGGCGTACCGGCAATCTTCGCATCCTCACCAGAGCAACCGAACACGATTGCCCCCAGATTCTCATTGATATTGTTGTTCACGAATTCATCGTGTTCCAACTCTGTACCCGGATGTTCATAATCCACATGGTGGATGAACCCACGTGCATCATCCTCTCCCTCGCTGGAGTGGTAGATGTTGATGGTGGAGTCCGTAGCATACACCGCTATGGGCTTTTTACCTGGCATCATCTCAAATGCCGTCACCTTTACTCCCTTCTCATCACGCGTATAAGTCTTGACGTCTTCCCAGCGGAAAATCTCGATATAGGACTTCTTCCCTTTCGGACGTCCGGCATTCGATGACTTCTTGGGCACCGACACCATTGAATATGTTGTTTCTGACATATATGTACCTCCTATATTAATATAGTTAAACACCTGCACCGGAACTGGAAGAAGAACTGGACGATGCCTCAGAAGAGCTGTCTGTTTCTTCAGGCGGCAGATAAGCGAAGATAGCTTCTGCCAGCCAGAAACCGACAGCTTCCCACCATTCCGCGAATATCTTCACGTCGTAGTTCTCACCCTGCATCCAAACCTTGGCGCTCTGCGGGTCACGGCTGCGCAAATGCTTGAAGTTCTCCTTCGGCGTAATGAAGAAGGCTCCGGTACCGCGCATGCCCTCAAGCGGTGCGAACGTGAACCTGGAGAAATCCACCCTGATTTTCTCACCGTCCTCATTCTTGAGCCAGGGATATTTTTCACGGTATGCCTTGCTGTAACGTATCACCAGATCCGGATCTGCATGGATAAACATGGTCTTTTTCCGATACAGCGGCTTCACCTCACTCACTGCCTTGTCAATTTGGGCAAGTAAGGTCGCGTCTTCCAGCTTTTCACCGTCAAGCAGCCAGGTAATCTTATCATTATTAGCCTTCTTCAGCTTCTTGAGCTGGGTTACATAGCCATCCATCACATCGTTGGCATCCGTAGCGGCATCCCCATCTTTAACGGCACTGGTCTCCTTGAACTCACCGATCGCCAAAGCAACCTCACGCTCTTCGTCCAGTTTAGGAAAGATGAGCTGATACAAGATATACTTGACTACCGGCATATCTTCCGGCTTCAGATTCTCATCATACAGATAACCGAGGATATCCTCCATAATGTCCGACGGAGTGATGGGAACGTTTATCTTGCACTTGTAGTTCTTGATGGTCAACGGAGTGAACTTCGATTTGCCCTTAGGCGTCCACTTCGGTACGAACTGCTGGAGAACTGAATCAACGGCAGCCTGCTGCGCACGAACCTCTGTTTTGTCCGTCACCAGAGTTGACATGTACTTGGTGGACTCCGTGGTACCCATCAGCCCTTTGAGTATTTCCAACCTCTCGGAAGAGACATACTTGCCGAACTCTTTCTGAAGCTCGGTAGTCTCAATGGTCGAATTACCACTATATGCCGCTCCCTTGAACGCGGCATCCAAATAACGGTTGTGTGCCAGGCTCATGTCCGGCTTGAACTTGCTACCCATTTCGTTCTTGTCTCCTGCAACCTGCTGCCCCGCATCCGGTGCAGGTTCTTTGGCCATCTTGGCAATCTGGGCATCCTTCGAGGCGATGTCCTTCTCCTGCGCTTTCACTTTGGCATCGAGGTCGGCCAAATCCTTGCGTGCCTTTACCAGTTCCTGCGCATTTTTGTCACGTTCAGCCTCCAGCTGCGCTCTCACCTCATCGGTCACAGCACTTTCAGCATTTCTGCCGTCTTTCTCAAATTCGGCGAGGTCCTTCTTGAAGGCTTCGACGAATACGGCACCGTACTTGTTCTTCAGTTCCTCTTCTTGAGAAGAGAGAAGGATGGACTTGCCTTTCTCATCCTTGGCAAAGGCAGAGATGCCCAAGAAACCAAGCACTACGCTCATCACTTTTGCAAACATAATTCTATGATTTAGAGTTGATATAATTGTTAATAGTCATTTCCGAATCAATCTCACGGCTACGTTGTACGGCATAGTCCTGGGTACCGATAGCATCTATCAGCCCCACTTCCAACGCCTCCCTATGATAGAAC